GTCGTATGCGATCAGACTGCCCCGTCTGCGGTAAGTCGAATACCTTTAGTGTATCCGACACAGGACTGCAACGGCTTTGGTTTTGTTTCCACGCAGATTGCCACACAAAGGGTTGCACAGATTTGACACTGACAAAAGAGAAAGCCAAGACTGCTTTCGCCAAAAGAGTGGCTGACAAAATTGTTACTGACAAAACATCCTTTCAAATACCGGATACCTTTGTCAGTCTGTCACGCAACCTCGATGCCGAATCCTATGTCAAACGAGTTGGTGCGTACGATGCGTATCTTGCAGGTCGTGTTGACATTCGCTACGACTTTCGACAGCACCGTGTCGCGTACATGATCAAACAGAATGGATCAGTCATCGATGCGGCAGGACGAGCATTACGAAACATCAAACCGAAGTGGTATCGCTACAATGATCGAAAATACCCATTTATTTGTGGAAGCAGCCCTGTGGGAATTGTTGTCGAAGATGCTGCTTCTGCTTGTGCCGTTAGCAACATAGCCACAGGCATAGCCCTGCTTGGTACAAACTTACCGCCAGAGTACATAGATGTCTTGACAAAATTTGAAAAGATCTATGTCGCACTTGACAAGGATGCAACAAGTCTGGCATTAACAATGGTTCGACAGTTGGCGACAAGTGTCCCAACCAAGATGATTATTTTGAAACGTGACCTTAAGGATATGACAAAGGACGAAAGGGATGACTTCATCACAAGCAAACTCAATTGACAAACAGATACTTGGGTTCTGTTTGAACGCCGACTTCTTTGGTCGGGTTAAAAACATTCTTGACAGATCAATGTTTGAGCGAGAGTTGCGTGACATATTTGACACGCTGACGTTTGCTCACACAAACTACGGCAACGATGTAACAGTCCAAGAACTTGTTGCCCTATTTAATGACCGTAATCCTGCTATGCCTGACGCATCACGTCGCAATGTTGTTGAGACAATCGTCCAGTTGGAGATTGGCAACCCCGACAATACGGACTTGCATTTAGATATTGTCAACAACTTTTGGTTACGCGACAGGGCAAGGCAGGTTGGAGAGAAAGCCATCGAGATCTTTACAGGTGAGAGTGAAGACTTTGGTGAGTTACGCCGCTTAATTGATGTTATTGAAGACGGGCGGATATCTGACAAAACAACCTATTCCAAGATTGATTCTGATCTGGGAGAGTTGCTTGACGACGAGACAGGAGATCCGGATTTCCCTTTTGAATTCAACCTGATCAGCGAAAATGTTTCGGGACTTGATCGAGGTAATCTGGGTATTTTGTTTGCTCGTCCCGAAGTAGGTAAGACAACCTTCTGTTGTTTTCTTGCCGCAAGTTATGTTAGACAAAAGTTCAAGGTAACCTACTGGGCAAACGAAGAACCTGCCAAGCGCATCAAGTTGCGTATCATCCAATCTTTCTTTGGCGTAACCAACGAGGAGATGAGACGAGACAGGACAGAATTAGCAGAGCGTTATCAAAACGAGATTGCACCGTATTTAACAATATTTGATTCGGTTGGCACAAGCGTTGAAGAGATGGATCAGTACGCCAAACTAAACAGTCCCGACATCATGTTCTGTGACCAGTTAGATAAGTTTCGTATATCTGGCGAATACAATCGCGGTGACGAACGCCTCAAAGAAACGTACGTTGTTGCTCGTGAGATTGCAAAGCGAAACAACCTTTTGCTTTGGGCTGTCAGTCAGGCAAGTTTTGACGCTCACGACAGACAGTGGATTGATTACTCAATGCTTGACAACTCACGGACAGGCAAGGCAGGTGAAGCCGACATTATCATTGGCATTGGTAAAACCGGATCAAGTGACATTGAGAACGTCGTTAGACACATCTGTGTAAGCAAGAACAAACTCAACGGGTGGCACGGTATGATCAATGCACAGATTGACATCGGTCGGGGAGTATACTATTGAGGAGACATACCCGATACGTTAGAGATAGGCGTTTAAGAAGACGGCGTTGGCTTGATATCTACAAACTACACAGGGGATGCGATATCTGCGGCTACAAAGAGCATCCAGTTGCGCTACACTTTGATCACCTCGACAGGTCGCAGAAGCGTTACGCAATCGGTATCATGATAACCCACAATCTCAAACGCTTGTTTGAAGAAATACGGAAGTGCAGAGTGCTTTGTGCAAACTGCCACTTCATTGAAACACACAAGGAACGAACCAATGAAAATACTGACATTTGACGTCGAAACAACCCACATCGAATTACCATCGGGTGGCACAACCCCCCTACCTTATTTTAACAACAGACTTGTGTCGGTCGGTTACAAGTGGCTTGATAGCCCCGAAGTGACGTACGACTGCTACTACCACTCAACCGAACCGCCCACCCAACAGGCGGCTGTATCCTTTCAGTCTTGCCTCGACAGGGCGGATGTGGTCGTTGGACAAAACATCAAGTTTGACCTGTCATGGATACGAGCGTGTGGCTTTGTGTACGATAAACAGGTGTACGACACGATGGTTGCGGAGTACATTCTTTCAAAAGCCCGACGGTGGCCTCTTGGGTTGGACGCACTGGCAAAGAAGTACGGCGGAACCCAAAAGGAAAAGGACTTGATCACACCGTACTTTGAGGACGGTAAAACATTCTATGATATCCCGTGGGACATCATTGTGGAATACGGAACGGCTGACGTTCTTGCTACTGAGCATGTTGCTCTCAAACAACTTGAAGCCTTTGGCACTACATTCGAGGAATTATTCAATGGAACAGAAACTAATACCGACGCTGAAATTGTCGCTTGACATGACTGCCGTGCTTGCACAAATCGAATACAACGGTATCAAGATCAATCAAGATACCCTAGCAACCATTCGCACTCAATACGAAACCGAGATGAACCACCTTGAGTTACGTCTTACGAAACTTGCCCAAGAGGCGATGGGTGATACACCAATCAATCTGTCTAGCCCAGATGATCGTAGTATGTTGCTTTACTCACGCAGGGTTCGTGACAAGGGGCTTTGGTCAACAGTATTTAATCTGGGTCACGAGGTGCGTGGCTCAACTCGCAAACCAAAACGTCGCACCCGTATGTCCAACAAGGATTTTACTGCCAACGTGAGAGGATTAACTGATGTCGTTTATAAGACAATTGGTAAGCATTGCCACGATTGCGGTGGTAAAGGACGTTATTCACCGCTCAAGAAAGACGGGACACTTGGCAAGGCTATTCGCATCTGTCGCCCTTGTAGTGGCAAGGGAGTGATATATGAATCAACAGGACAGGTTGCCGGATTCAAACTTGTACCCCGCAACGTTGTTGATGTAGCATCAGCCGGATTCAAGACAGACAAAGAGACCTTGAATGAACGGGCTATGGATATGCAGGGAAGCGCACGAGAGTTCGCTGAATCCTATGTTCGCTATAATGCCCTTCGCACGTATCTCAGCACCTTTGTTGATGGGATGGAAAATAACGTTGACAGTGAGGGTTTCATCCACCCTGAATTCATGCAGTGTGTTACTGCAACAGGTCGCCTATCCAGTCGCAAACCTAACTTCCAGAACATGCCGCGAGGATCAACCTTTGAGATTCGTAAGGTGATTGAAAGTCGGTTTGAAGACGGGTGGATAATCGAAGGGGATTACAGCCAATTGGAATTCAGAGTGGCAGGGTTTCTTGCAAAGGATGACCAAGCCTACGAAGATGTTGGCATGAAGGTTGACGTTCACAGTTACACGGCGAACATCATTGGTTGCACACGCCAAGAAGCCAAAGCCCACACCTTCAAACCCTTGTATGGTGGCGTAACTGGTACTGATGATCAGCAACGATACTACCGCGCCTTCAAGCAGAAGTATGCAGGGGTCACACAGTGGCACGACAGTTTGCAACGGGAAGCGGTATCTAAACGACAAATAACTTTGCCATCCGGACGCCAGTACGCTTTTCCTGATGCTCGTTGGACGGAGTGGGGTACTGCGACAAACCGCACTGCCATCTGTAACTACCCTGTTCAGGGGTTTGCTACGGCTGACCTGTTACCCTCTGCATTGGTGCGGCTAGATTACGAGATGAGAAAACATAACCTTAAGTCATTGATTTGTAACACTGTTCACGACTCAATTGTGATTGATGCTCATCCGGATGAAAAAGATATTTGTATCGAACTGATGAAAATTTCTATGCTTTCAATTCCGGAAGAGGTTTCAAAGCGTTACAGAATTAATTACGACATGCCAGTTGACATCGAGATAAAAATCGGTAAAAACTGGCTTGACACAACCGAAGTACCCTTGTAGTATGGTACTACAACTTAACCCCTCTATGAATGGAGATTTGGAAAATGGACGGGACAGAACTTGTAAATATCGATTCAGACATGGATCAACTCGTAGCGGCTTTTGATAGTGACAACACAGAAGCCCTTATGAAATTCACGGGACAGGCAGAGCAAAAGAAGACTGGTTTGCCTCGTCTCAATATCAACTACAACGAAGAAACCGACGACGGTATTTCTCTGAAGCGTGGCACGTGGAAGATTTATGTTGACGGTGAATTCTTGTACGCCCCAGAGGTGTACATTCGCCCAATCCTTCGTACCTTTGAATGGAGTGCGTGGGATCAAGAAGAGCAGACTTTTTCTTCTAAGTCTGTCCAGAAGCCTACACTCTCTGGTAGTTTCCCTGACACGACAGGTACTGATCGTTGTGGTCGTCTCTCTCGTGACGAGGAAGAAAGTCTGGGTAAGGATGATCCTGCTCTGATTCGCTCACGGATGGCGGTTTGCAACCAAATCATCTACGGCTTGATCAGCGGTAAGTTCACCAAAGCTGACGGCACTGAAGTCGAATTGGATAATTCCCCATTCGTAAGTTACTTCAAGAAGTCAGGCTTCATGCCAATCCGCAACTTCATTGAAAGTCTCACAAAGCAGAACAAGGTGATGCAACGTTGCAACATCCTTCTTCGTACTGCAAAGAAGACGATGGGAGCAACAAGTTATTTTGTTCCTGTTCCGACACTTGCAGGTGAGATTGATATCTCCGACAGCGACAAGGATATGATGAAGATGTTTGTTGAGACTGTAAAAGGTCACAACGAAGTCGTCATGAATCAGCATCGGGATGCTGTCAAACTACTTGATGATAGCAACATCGATTTAGCGGATGACTTCAAAGATGCTGCTTCTGCTTAACATTCAAGACTATCTTGCAAAAGCAAGCAGGGGGGAACTTAGTGTCCCCCCTTCTCATCTTGACCAGTTTCTTGAAGATTGTAACGTTGCCGTGTCTCGTCAATTACAACGAGAGGCGCGGGACTTTCGTATCAGGATGTCTGGTCTTGGTCGCCCCGTTTGCCAACAATTGATGGAGCGAGAAGGTTACACAGAGGAAGTTGACTACAACTCTGTGCTTCGTTTTCTTTTTGGGGATATCACGGAAGCAATCCTGATGCTTGTTCTGCGAGAGTCAGGTTGCAACATTGTTGATTTCCAAAAAGAAGTCAAACTGAGGATTGGCGACGAAACAATCAACGGCACACTTGACTTAGTTCTTGAAGATGAGATGGGTGTCAAAAAGGTTTGGGATATCAAATCTGCAAGTGACTGGTCATTCAAGTATAAGTTTAAGGCTGGCTATGAGAAGATGAAAGAGGACGATCTGTTTGGGTATCTGATGCAAGGTCATCTTTATTCTGAGGCTCTTGGAATGCCGTTTGGTGGTTGGATAGTCATCAATAAGTCAAGTGGTGAAGTAGCCGTTGTGGACGCTCCTGAGTGGCAAGAAGAGGACAGAGAATTCTACCTCAAGGATGCACAGGTTCGCGTTAAGCAACTTGTTAACCCTGACACGAAGGTTACCAAGTTTAAGTCAGAGATGGAAACGTACAAGGAAGACGGGGTTGTTACTCCGACGGGCAACAAGATACTTGCCAAACCCTGTACCTTCTGCGGCTTTCGGAAGCACTGTTGGCCTAAAGCCAAACTTCATCCGAAGGTAACATCTCGTGCAAAGGTACGTCCTGAGATCTGGTATGAGGTCGTAAAAAAGGCGGAACTTTGAGATGCCAATCCTTTCGGTAAAAAACTACGACGTGTCGCTCGTTAACCTCAACGAGACAGTCTGCCACATGTTTGTTAATGCGGCGGTAGATCGTGGGGGTGAGCGACACGTTGTTCAACTACGACAACACGAGCGGGGTCTTCCGCTCACGCTACGGGAAAACTACTCTTCCAATGGAACTTTGCTTCAATCAACTGAAGCAAGAGATGTTCCGCGATTGGAAGTTGAATTTCAACAAATATCAAAACATCTTATGGCTGGTAACATTGTATGTGTCCCGATATACCCTTTGACAGACGAACTACTCAATCTCGAAAAACATTCCCCAAAGATGGCAGGATATCTAAGAAAACGACTAGAGGGATTGCAGATAAAGTCCCTTTTGGAAAGTACCAGAAGATGAAACACCGCGCAGGTTATAGATCAGGGTTTGAGTTGAAACTCGCTCAAACGTTGGTTGAAAACAAGATCAACTTCACCTACGAAGAAACACGAATACCGTACATTCCCAAAACTCGAACGTACACTCCTGACTTTTACCTTGTTGATTCGGACATATACATCGAAGCCAAAGGTAATTTAACAAAGGATGACAGGGTGAAGATGGTGCTTGTCAAGCAACAACACCCTGAGTACGACATTCGAATCGTATTTATGAATGCCCGTAACAAGATATACAAGGGTAGTAAGACAACGTACTCTGATTGGGCGGAGCGATATGGATTTTTGTGGGCAGAAGGTAGCATACCAAAGGAGTGGTTAAATGAGCGACGACGGTGATTTATTTGATAAACTGACAGAGATGAACCGGATGATGGAGACTGCCTCTCTTCTTCCGGATCGCCAGTACATCATATTTAATGCGGTAGATGAAGATAACGTTTCTATGTCGGTATATGACACGACAGACATCGATCCCGACGACACAGAACCAACAGCGTCAGATCTTTTATTGTATGGCGTGTTAGAAATGCTTGAAACTCGTATGGATGATGTGTTAGAGTTAGGTATTACAAGGTTGGAGATGATTCGAGCCGAATCACAGCAGCCTCGCATCGGAACAACAAGTCTAGGGGACAATGTTGTTAAAGTGGATTTTGGAAAGAAGCATTGAGATGACAGACTACAATCGTATTATGGAAGAGATTGAGCAACGGGGCAAGGAAGCCTACGGTAATGTGGATATGGTGAACAATCCACCCCACTACAATCAGGCAGGTATCGAATGTCTCGACGCCATCGGTGCGGCAACAGGAGAGGGCTACGAGTATTATCTGCAGGGTAACATCATCAAATACTTATGGCGGTATCGCTACAAGAACGGTGTGGAAGACCTGAACAAAGCAAAGTTTTATCTTGAACGTTTAATCAAAGAGGCTGAGTGATGAACTGCTGGCACTGTAAGAGTGAACTAATTTGGTGTGGAGACCACGACGTGGGTCACGAGTTTGAACATTACTCCATGTTGACTGAACTGCACTGCCCTAGTTGCGGCAGTGATTACGAAGTCTTTTATCCTAAAGAAAAAGACAAAGATGATTAAGCACGTTTGCAAACACTGCTTGAACATTCAATACATTTCATCTAAGATGTTCGAATATGCCTCACGCATTCTGTGTCGTGTGTGTTCGAACCCAATAAACAAACAAGACACGCAGGAGAAAAAAGATGTCTAATACGCTACCTACCCCCTATCAACAATTCATTCACAAGTCACGCTACGCTCGTTGGCTAGATGAGGAGTCTCGCCGTGAAGACTGGCACGAGACTGTCGAACGCTACGTTGACTACATGACTAATCACGTTCGTGAGAAGAATGCGTATGAGATGCCTAACCAGTTACGCCGCGAACTCACACAGGCTATCATCAGCCTAGATGTCATGCCTTCTATGAGGGCTATAATGACCGCAGGGGCGGCTCTAGCACGGGATAATATCTGTGGGTATAACTGTTCGTACATCCCCGTAGACAGCCCTCGTTCGTTCGATGAGGCTATGTACATTTTGATGTGTGGCACAGGGGTAGGTTTCAGTGTTGAGCGTGAGAACGTCGATAAGTTGCCTGTCATCAGTGAGAACTTCAGCATTTCAGATATTGTCATCAACGTTGCAGATAGCAAGGTAGGGTGGGCGAAGGCATTTCGCGAACTCGTCGCGCTTCTCTATGCGGGTACGATACCCTCGTGGGATGTGAGTGGGATTCGCCCTGCAGGTGCAAGACTGAAGACTATGGGGGGACGGGCATCCGGACCACAACCATTGATTGATCTCTTCAACTTTGCAGTGTCTATGTTCAGGAAGGCGGCAGGACGTCGCCTCTATCCTATCGAAGCACACGACTTGATGTGTAAGGTAGGTGAGGTTGTCGTCGTTGGCGGAGTTCGTCGCTCTGCTCTGATATCCTTGTCGAACCTGAATGATGACCAAATGGCACACGCCAAAGCGGGTATGTGGTGGGAGAACGAGGGGCAACGTGCGTTGGCGAACAACTCTGTTGCTTACAAGTCCAAGCCTGAGATTGGAACGTTCATGCGTGAGTGGGTGTCCCTCTACGACAGTAAGTCCGGTGAGCGAGGCATGTTCAATCGTGAAGCAGCAGACAAGCAAGTTGCTCGTAACGGACGTCGGGAAACAGGACACGCTTGGGG